CGGATGGTGCGGGCCTTCTCGGGGCAATCCAGAAACGAGTTCAACCAGGACTGTCGGAATCTGTGTTCGATCATGCCCACACCTTAGGGGAGGGGTGTGACAGCGGGGTGGACTAGGTGAAGCAGTGACCCGAATCGCAGCCGTCGATGCCCTCATCGCCGTCGCCGAAGTCCAACTCCTGCTGGTCGGTGACGGCACGCAGCGGCCCTCCCCGCCACAGCCGCACCTTCGACCCCAACCCGATCATCGACCGTTCGTTGAGTTTGTCCTCCAGCTCGACAGCCTCGGCGAACAGCTCTGGTTCTTCTTGTGCCAGCGTCCGAAAGTACGAGGTCGAATGGTAGGGGCAGTAGAAGCACGCTGACCGTGGGGCTGGTGGTAGCCCAGCATCAGATACCAACTGCTGACAATCGGTGCGGGTCATCCCCAGATCCAACAGGGGGTACTCCAAAGTCTGCCACGCGATACCGCTGGCGTTCGGCCCGTACTTCGCCCTCTGGATTTCGTCCACTGAGATACCGAGCCCCGCCACGGCAGGGTTCTCCTTCGTCGCACCCAGCCCCTTCTGGTGCTTGGCTAGAACGTCTATCTTCCAAGAGGAGGTGCATGACCGTTTCCACGGCTTCCCTGATTCCATGTAGACGGGGATCGGGATGGTCTTCGGCTTGCGGTCAATGTATTCGCGGATCGAATACTGCTTGCCCGCCGACGGATCCCGCACCCAGGTGCGTTTCAGTCGGGTGATCTCCATCCCATGCGCCGTGGCGTACGGATCCAGCACCTCGTCGAGATACTTGTACGTCGAGGGATGCTCGTCTTGGGTGTCAGCGAAACAGAAAATCGAGAAGTCGATCTTGCCGTGAGCAGCCAGGACCAGACAGGCCGTGGACTGGACACCCGCTCCGAATGAGAACGTCCGTATCTGATGTCTGTCATCAGACGATGGCCCCAGGGGGCCATCATCAGATATATCAGATAGAACCATTCGCGCGCAACCTCTTCTCGCGTGCACGCAGAATCTTGGCGACGCGGGACCGGCTCACACCGGCCCAGCGTCCGACCTCAGCCTGACTGTGGGTACCCCCGTTCACCAGCCCCGCGATGTCGTCCTCGCGGGCATCAGACAGCTCCGACCGCAACGCCTGTAGGTCGCGTTCCAACATCGTTCTCATCCGCATCCGATCCCGAGGCTTGAGCCTCACCAGGGTCTGTTGCAGCTCGTCAAACGCCGGCAGAAACAGGTGGCCGTCACTCATCGACAGGAGTGCCATGCACAGCGTCCGAGTACGCCACGAACAGGCGCTCAAACTGGTCATGGAGCGACGCAAACGTGCGCCCAATCTCAAACAGGCAGTCAACCACCCGCTCCTGCGGCGGCGCACCCTCGGATGAAAGCACCCTCAGGTTTGGAAAATCGTCACTCATTCTCTTCTCCCTTTTCGGGAGTTCCCCCGCCCACCTGAAAGGGTAGTAAAAGGTGAACGGGGGAACAATCGGATCATATCGCATTACCCCTACCTTACTGCCGATGCTGTCCCACTGGCAACGATCAGGACGACGAAACGTCGTCCAGGTCAGCCAACATCGCAGGCCACGACCGCCAGTACCTGTCGAGTCCCAGCATCTTGCGTCTAAACGGGCGACGATACGCGACGATGTCGCGCACCGCATAGCCGACAACAGACCCGAACAGCATGCCGGCAAACCCCACGATGACAATCATTCTTCCTCCCCTTCAAACGTCTTGTCCCAACACATCGCGCACAGGTAGTACGGGAACGGCCTCGTCGTATCCGACCCGATCAGAACGTCGCGCTGTTGGGGCGACAGGTTGGAGAACACCACCCCGATGTCACCCCCGCCCCTCCACTCGGCGTACTTCACCGTCGGCACGCTGACACTGTCCCGCCGGTCGCATCGACCGCACGACGCTGTCAGCTCCACCCAGTCCGCTACCTGAGTCATGTCGCCCCCAGGTGCTTCAACAGAGCGTCCAGCTTGGAGTTCAACTCCTGCAACTCCCGCTCGATGTCGCGCAACGCGCGACCCTCCGTAGCGTTGTACTCCACCGCCCGCTCCTGACGGGCATTCCACTTCTGCTGCTCGTCAAAACTCGGCATCAGAGGTATCTCCCTTTGTTGATGGACTTGATTACGGCTGCCCTTACGCGCCGACGCTGAGTCGGCGACATGCCACCCCACACCCCGTGGGGCAACCTGAGGGCCACAGCGTGGCGCAAACAACGACGAATCAGGGGACACATCTCACAAGCAAAAATCGCTGCCGACGACGCGTCATCAGAACCGAACAGGCGCTCATCGCCGACACACGCCGCACCAGCCATCCACTCAGGTCGGGCAACCAACCGCCGCAGAAACTCGGCAGGCTCGTCAACATCACGCAATGTCATACAACCGCCCCTCAGCCAACGCCGCCTTGACAGGCACACGCAACCGACGGCGGACACGCGCCGAAGTACCGCCAAAGATTCCCTCACGCTCCGCCCCCGAAATAGCAAACGCCAAACACTGCAACCGCACATCGCACTCGGAGCAGATCGACAACGCATACGCCGTCGGCTCACCTCGCTCAGGGAAGAACAGGTTGGTGTCGACCCCCAGGCAATGCGCCCGACGCATCCAGTCAGGCCGCTCCAGAATCACCCTCAACAGCTCCCGCACGCGCCGCGGATCCACGCTCACAGCAGAGTCCAAGCGTCGTAGCCCTCGATCAGCGAAAGCGTGGAACCATCATCCCAGTCGACAGCCAGGATGCCGACAGCGGTCTGCGTCCAGCGGTAGTACCTCACGGTGCCCTCCGCTCCGCTGGGCAACGCCATGTCGTCATCACCCGCGGCTTCCAGCCGCACGCGCCGGCCAGCGTTCTGCCTGTCCAACATCACCAGCCCCCATCGGAACGTCGACGTTCTGCTTCAGCGTCCTCGCGTTCGCCGTCACGCTCGCGTGTGATCTCCGAATGCTCATCGAACAACAGTTCCGCGATGACACCGTCGGACGGCCACGGCTCCATGTCCAGGCACCGCCCACACGCGCACTCGGTAGCGGTAGGCAGGTCACATATCGTGCAACGGCCTGTCAGGGCCTCCGTGTACCGACGGTGCCCTCGGGTGTTGGTCACCACATGAACGCTCATCAGCCGTCACCACGATAATCGGTGACCACCACGCGGCCCTCGCCGTCGGCATCCACCACCGACGACGCCCGTACCAGCATCCACCTGGACGACAGGTCCAGAGCGTAGGCCCGCGCCTCGTCACCCGTGTCGAACCTGAGCGCGTTGCCGCACCACTCGCCGCTGTTGTCGGCGATGACCTCAACTCGGTACTCGGACATCAGTGCCCCCATCCTGCAGCGGTCTGGTAGACCGTCTCGCCACCCCACAGCCGCGCCGTGTTCTTATGGCCCACAGGTACGCCCACGCACCACTGGCGCTCGCCGAGGAACTCGTACCAGCGGATCAGCGAGGTAGTCGGATCCTCGTCCCCGCGCACCCGTTGCAGTGGCGCAGGTACGACCCACTCGCCACCCGTGAAACGCCCCACCACCCGCTGACCAGCCGGCACGATGCGTACCGACTTACCGCTCGCGGTCAGCCCGACCACGCGCCAAAAGTCTATGTTCGTCTGGTCGTAGCCCCAACTCGACACCAAGATGTCACCCACCTGTGGGCCGTCCATCCTGGTCTGTTCTGCCGTTTCCGCTTTCATAACACCCACACGCCCTCGATAAAGCCCCACGCGTGGACAGACGGTTCAGGGGCGCGACCGACCAAGTCGTTCCGCGTCCACAGGTGGATGCCGTCGTCGTCAACACGCCCGACGACACCCTCGATCCGACCGCCGCCCACCTCGACCAGCTCGACGGTCAAGTCGACCAGGGCCTGGGCGGCCTTGTGGGCCGGCACGTCGGCTTCCTCCGAGAAGCCGATGGTGAAGGTCCGTTCTACCGTTTCCGTTTCCATTACTCACCCTTTCGTAGATGTTGACAGCATGGTACCACGCCCGTGTGACAGATGCTGACACGGGGGCGACACTTGAGCGTAGACGCGACAATGGCCGGCCCTGAGGCCGGCCATTGTCACTACTCCCCTACCCTTACTCCTCAGCCCAGAAGCCGATAAGCTGGCCACCAGCGCCACGAACAGGCTCGATAGACTCGAGCCGGCTCGTGGGTCGGAGCTGGTCGGGCACCTGCTTACGCAGCGCCGCTACCACGCGACCAGCGGCCTGGATCACGCTACGGGCGTAACCCGTGTCGTCATCCTCCAGCCACTCGTCCATCGCCCCGCTGCTGTAGTGGTCGGCATCCGAATACACCTCTCGGATGTCGTCCACCGTCATCAGCAGCGTGTAGGTCCGCTGGTTCTCGCCGACCACAATGCCGGCGGGAAGGTCTCGCCCCATATGGTCATCGATGAACCGCCGACCCAGGGTTACGCGGTATGCGAACCCGTGTGCAAACGTGACACGGTCGTCGTCGGGGCCGACCTGGTCCCACAGCCACTGCGGGCATGCGTGCCAGTGTGGGCCATCAGCGTATGTCAGAATCCACTCGCTCATGTTCCTACCCTTTTGGATACGGGCCGACGCTCATGCGCCGGCCCTGGTTGGTCAGGTTCTCTATTCGGTTGTCAAGTAGCACCGCTGGCCCTGCCGGCCTCCACTAGCTCCGACTTGCCATGCATCCATTATCCCACGGCCGTCAAGTCCCCCACCCCGACCGGCCCGCGTTTGTGCAGGTCGGCACGCGTCGACCTGCCGCGTTTATGCAGGTCAGATTTTTTTCAGATTCTTTTTCGGGCCGGCACGCGAAACGGCCCCGCCAACCTCGGAGGGAATGAGGATGACAGGGCCGTAACGCCGACGCGGCTAGGGTAGGAGGCTAGCCGCGTCGAAACCAGGTACGCAGCGCCCGCACGCTGACCACGATCAGACCCACGAACGCCGACAGCCACACGGCTGTCAGCATCCACGACAGGAATGCCCAGCCTGCCCAGCCCGCGCTCATGCCGACACCCCCTCTTCGACCTGAGGGGCGCAAGTCGCCACGAACATCTGGACACCCTCGTCATTGACAAAGTAGCGACGGGAGTTGACGATCCAGACGGTCTTGACCTCGCCAGACCTCATCGTCACGGCGCAGACAGC